GGGCGTGCTGGCGACCGTGTTCAAGAGCGCGGAGGGCCAGCAGCTCCTGGCCACGATCTCCATGCTGTTCACCGCGCTGGGCGAGCTGCTGATCCAGGTGCTCGTTCCGCTGCTGCCCGCGCTGGTGAACCTGGCTCAGGCGTTCTCCGGCCAGATCCTGGATGCCGTGGTCGCGCTGACCCCACAGATCGTGTCCCTGGCGGAGAACCTGGTTCCGCTGCTGAACTTCGTGGCCCAGCACGCTGACGTGTTCGCTCCGATCGCCGCCGGCCTGCTGGCGTTCTCCGGCCTGGTCAACCTGTTCAACCTGCTGGTACCGGCGGTCGAGGGCGCCACGGTGGCCATGCTCGGCTTCGACGCGGCGGCCGACGCCAACCCGATCGGCCTGATCACCCTGGCCATCGAAGCGCTGATCGCCGGCATCGTCCTGCTGGTGATGAACTGGAAGACCGTCGCGCACTGGGGCGAGACGGCCTGGCACGCCATCCTGTCCGCCGGCAGGGCCACGTGGGACTGGCTGAAGGGCATCGGCTCGGCGATCGGCGACTTCTTCGGTGGGATCGGCGACTGGTTCGCCGCTCTACCTGGACGGATCGGCGACTGGCTGGCCGCGCTGCCGGGCGCGCTCGCGCAGGCGTTCACGGACGCGGTGAACTTCGCCGCTGAGGCGCTGGGCTTCGCTATCGGCCTGCTCATCGGTGAGTTCTTCGCTCTACCTGGACAGATCTGGAACGCGCTCCAGTCGCTGGGTAACACCCTGGTGGGGGTGTTCACCGCCGCGTGGACCTGGCTGTCCACCACGGTATCGACGGGTATCGATAACCTGTTGATCTTCTTCGTGTCGTTGCCGGGACGGATCTGGAACGCCATCACCTCGATCCCCGGCCTGATCGGTCGGGCCTTCGAGGATGCCTGGAACTGGGCCAAGCGGGCGGTCCAGCAGGGAGCTGACGCGGTCGTGGACTTCGCCCGCAAGCTGCCGGGCCGGCTGATGGGCTTCTTTGACAATGTGGGACACGTCATCCTTGGTGGCCTGAAGTCGGGCATCAACGGTGTGATCGACTCGTTCAACCACGGCATTGACGAAGCGTCTCACTTCACGCATATCAGCCTGCCGCACATCCCTCGCCTCGGTACCGGTGGCATCGTGGATCAGCCCACGCTGGCGCTGCTGGCCGAGAAGGGGCACCCGGAGGTCGTACTGCCCACCGACGACATGGCCCGCGCTCAGCAGCTCCTCGACCAGTCCGGGCTGTCCGCGCGCATGGCCCAAGGCGCCGTCGGGACCACCAACGTGTACGTGACCGCGATCCTCGGTACCGGCGAGATCCTGCGGGTGCTCGACCAGCGGGTGGAGCTGCACCTGGACAAGCAGTCTGATCGCATGAGCAGCGGCGTCAGGAGCATGTGATGTCCTCGATCGTCGCCACCGTCGACAGCAGGCGGGCGCAGGTGCGCCTGGACATCGACCTGTCCGACGTGATGGCGCCGGCCGTGACCGTGACCAGGACCAACCTCCTGACCGGCGTAAGCACGGTGGTCCGCTCGTACGGCTCGACCAGCAGCGGGGCGCCCACGACGCTGCTGGGCCGCCTGGTGCTCTACGACACCGAGGCGGCGCTGGACGTGCCGCTCCAGTACACCGCCGCGTACAACTCCGGCTCCGCGCTGGTCGTGCAGAACCTCAACCCGTACTTCGAGAACGGCACGAAGGGGCAGTGGGCGGGGCAGAACAACGCCATCGTCACCGTGACCAACTCGCAGGCGCACCAGGGCCTCTGGTCCGGCCTCATCACTCCAGATGGAATAACCGCCGTCCCGCAGGCGCAGAGCGACGAGATCGCGGTGACCCCGCTGAAGAGTTACACCTTCGGGGCCTGGCTGCGCACCACATCCAACGCCACCCGCGTGGCCGGCATCTTCTGGTTCGACGCGGGCCACGCCTTCATCTCGGCCAACACGGTGAGCACCGCGCTGCTGGCCGGCATCTGGACGCAGTACGGGCCGATCGCCTACAACGCGCCGGCCAACGCCCTCTTCGCCAGGATCAAGACCAACGACCCCGGTACCCCGGCGGCCGGCAACCCGTGGTGGATCGATGAGGCGACGATCTCGACCACGGTCAACGTGAGCGTGACCAGCTCGGTGGTGATCGTCCCGAGCAACGGCAACGGCTGGCTGAAGGATCCGGTGCGGCCGGGCAACAACATCCAGATCGACTGCCGCCGGCCCAACTTCTCGCGCGCCTCGGGGGTGGGTTTCCTCGGCCTGGGCGATCGTGCCTCGGCGGCCAACGGGGCCACGTTCAACGTCAACAACTCGGCGTATCCGGTACCGGTGTCGCGTCTACGCGAGGCGCCCACATCCAGCTTGCGGCTGCTCGGCCGGTCGGCCGCCGACGTGAGCGCCCTGGCGACCCTGCTGGCTCCCGGTTCGTCGCTGCTGCTCCAGCTTCCCTCGGCGTACGGGCGTGACGACGCCTACGTATTCCCCGGCAATTCCGGCGAGTCGTACGTATTCAACGACCAGCGCCGGGCGGCCCGGCTGATCTCGTTCCCGTTCGCCACGGTCCTCTCGCCGGCCGGACCGATGCAGGGTGTCCAGGGTGTGCGCTGGCAGGATCTGTGCGTCCATGCGGCCACCTGGGGCGCCGTGTATGCGTTCAACGGCGGTACCTACGACGGGTTCGGCCGCACGGTGGGCGCCGGCTCCTGGGGGGCGCCGGATGCCCCCCCGAGTGGCGGGGCGACCTACACCCTCGGCGGCATAACGACGGACATGTCTGTCAACGGCACGGCGGGGGTCATCGCGCTGTCGGCGGTCAACACCTCGGACCGTGCGTTCATCGGCTCGGCGGCGGACACCGAGCAGTACCTGACCGTCATCCCGCCCGTGGTGGCGCTCGGCGCGGGATACCAGGTGGCGGTGCTGGCGCGGCACGTGGACTCCAGCAACTACTACCGCCTGGGGATCGAGTTCGGTCTGGCCGGCGCCACCCTCATCTTCGTGACGAAGCGGGTCGCGGCGGTGGAGACCGTGGTGGCCTCGGTCGCCGGGCCGACGTACGCAGCCGGCCAGACCTGGCGCATCCATGCCTTGATCGCCGGTACCGCGCTGAAGGTCTCCGGCTGGAAGGCCGGAACCCCCGAGCCTGTCGAGTTCTCGGTGGCCACCACGGACGCCGCGCTGGCCGCTGCCGCGCCGTATGGCGTGTACGCGCGGGCGAACACCGGCAACACCAACACGCTACCGATCACCGTGCTGGTCGAGGATTACCAGGTCAAGGGCGCCACGAGCTGGCAGGGGATCATGGACGGGGCGCTGGCCTGATGGTCTGGAGAAGCGTCTCCGGCGACGGGACCGACGTTACATACCGCGCGGCCCTCGCTGCCGGGTACACCGCCTACATCCGAATGGACATCCTGGACAGCACGGGCGTCCTGGTGAAGCAGGATCTGCCGTTCGTGGACGGCAGCATCGAGGCGACCCTGCAGTCCCGCGTGGCGCGCACCCTGCGGTTCACCGTGGATCGCTCCTGGTTCCCGGTGCTGGCCAACGGCACCCCCGACACCACTGCCACGCTGTCTCCGTTCGGCAACCAGGTCAAGGTGTACCGGGGCATCGCCTGGGGTGACGGCTCCGTGTCCAGCTTCCCCGTCTTCACCGGCCACCTGGACACCGTGTCGCTGTCCAGGAAGGGCGACGTGGCGGTGGGGGCGTACGACCTGGCCGCTGACGTGATCGCCGCCGGCTTCGAGATGCCCACCAACTCCTCGGCCGGGGTCAAGCTGCTCACCCAGTACCAGACCTTGATCAAGGGCGCGCTGACCAACCCGACGTTCGGCACCAGCGACGCGACCAGCTCGACCATGCCAGCGTTGATCTGGGAGTCTGACCGAGGCAAGGCACTGGATGACGTGGCCTCGGCCGCCGGCATGATCTGGTACCCGCTGCCGGACGGCTCCTTCGTGATGCGGCTGCTGCCCTGGACGAAGCCGGGGCAGAGTTCCGCGCTGAGCATGAGCGACCAGGACATCGTGACCGACTACAAGATGACCGTCACCAGGCAGGGCGTGGCCAACGCGATCGTCTACTCGGCCGAGCGCCAGGGTGCGGCCGGCGCGTACGCCATCGCGCGGGATACGGTGCTGAACTCGCCGACCCGCTACGGTGGCCCGCTGGGCAGGCGCGTGCGCCAGATCCAGAACCAGGTACCGCTCACGCAGGCGCAGTGCGCGGCGGCGGCCAAGACCGTGCTTCAGTCCAGCAAGGCGCTGACGGTCAACTTCGATGACCTGCGGATCACCCCGGACCCGTCGCTGGAGCTGGGCGATATCCTCACGATCACAGGGGATGGGATCACCAGCACCCAGTGCATCACCGGCTTTACGCTGCCCCTGCGTGAAGGGTCGGACATGTCGATCAAGCTGCGCGCGTACGCGCCGCTGAGCTGAGGAGGGCGGGTTGTCGGGCACCACACCCAACCAGGGCTTCCCGTACCCGGTGGCCTCCGATCCTCCCTGCAACTGGCCGACCACCATGCTGGCACTGGCCTCGGCGCTGGACACCAAATTCCAGGGCTTCGACACCGACACCGCCCGTCTGGCCAAGCGCAAGTACGTCAAGGTCTCGCGCTCGGGCTCGCCGACGTTCTCCTACGACAGCAACCAGGGGGGAGACATGCTCTTTGACACGGTCGAGACGAACAACGGCACCCCGACCGACTTGACCGTGGACCCGTACCGCGTCCAGCTCGCCGCCGGTTTCTACCTGCTGTACGCCAAGCTGATCATCCCGACGCAGTCATCCGGGGGCGACTTCCAGGCCCGGCTGAGCGGAAGCAGCGCACAGCTCATGAGCACCTCGAACATCACGGCCCGGGACTTCGGCGGCACGTACACGCCGATCTGCATCACCTGGCACGACCAGATGTACGTGCCCAGTGGGACGGGCAAGGTGTCCCTCTCGGTCATCCCGCCGGGTGCCTCCGTGTTCAATATCAACTACGCCAGCGTTGCGGCGTGGTGGTTCGCCGATGCGTGACAGGAGGCGTCGGTGAGCGCGATCACCACCGTCAAGGGCATCCCGTACCAGCTCGGTACCGACTTCTCCGACCCGCGATCGTTCCGCGACCTCGCGCTTGCGGCCGATGCCGCGTTCGTCGCGTACGACCTGGCCTTCACGGCTGGGCCGCGTCCGCCGGCCTTCCTCGTGCGCGCGAGCGCGAACAGCTCGGCCTTCGGCAACGGCAACGGCCTGGCGATCACCACGGCGGTCGTGGAGTGGAACACCTCCGGCGGCACGATCAACAGCAGCGGGACCTGGAACCAGGACCCGAACGAGGTGCAGAGCTTGTGGCTGTTCGGCCTGAACATCTTCACCGGGGTCGCCTCCGGTACCCCGACCACCGGCACGCCCCTGGAGGCCCTGTTCACGGTCACCTCGCTGGACCCGGTCACCGGGCTGGTGGCCACGACGGCGCTTGGCGACGGCGCCGCCTTCCCGCTGCCGACCTTCCCGGCCAGCACCTCGCAGGTCACCTACGGCAGCCAGACCAGCGAGACCAACACGGGTGCGGAGTTCTTCATGGCACACCTGATCGTGCCGTGCTACAAGGCCCAGATCTTCCCGACCTTCGGCAATCGGGATACGGGGACGCAGACCAAGCAGTCGATCGCGGGCACCGTGTTCTGGGGCGTCCGGCTGGGGGCCGTGTGATATGCCAGCGATAACTCCAGGTAAAGGAATCCGCTATCCGCTGTTCAGCGAGGCCGGCGATCCGCAGGCGGTCATGGCGATGGTGTTCGACCTGGACACCATGGCCACTGCTGACGATGCCCTGCGCGCGACGGCGCTGACCCGGCGCGGTGCCCGAATCACCAATACCACCGCACCGAACATAACCAAGTCGGTCTATACCAAGCTCACGTACGACACCGTGAACTGGGATCCGCTGGGCCTGACCAACCTGGGCGTCAACAACGACCGGTTCACGATTCCCGCCGGCCTGGCCGGGCTGTGGATGTTCGGCGTGCTGTGGACGATCGACAACGCCGGCTCCGGTGGCCTGGCCATCTTCTCCGGCGAGGCGACCGTGGCCAAGAACACCACCGTGGCGCCGGCTGTACCGAACTACCGCCGGCACAAGTACCCCGGCTTCACCGGGGGGGCGTCCGGCACCGTGGACTGCCTGTGCACCGCGCCGATGGTGATGGCGGTGGGCGACTTCGTCACCTCGGGCGTCTTCTGGCAGGGGACGGCGGCCGGTCCGGCGGTCAACTCGGTGCCGCACATCTTCTGGGCGTTTCCGCTCGCCCTGAGCTGATCAAGGAGGAAGGTCCCGTGCCGAAGGAGCTCAGCGAGTCCGTCAACGACCTGCCGGTAATCAACGGGCTGCGCATGGCCAAGGTCGCCTCGGTGCTCGGTGCGGGCGGCGTCATGATCACGCTCAACGGGGCGACGGTCGGCCCGGCGGCCACCCTCTCCAGCTACACCGCCGTGGTCGGGGATGACGTGGCCGTCTTCCGGCAGGACTCCACGTGGCTGGTCCTCGGCAAGAGCCGGTGCTGCTGAGTTACGCTGCTGAACATGACCGATCAGGATGCACAGCACGACGACCAGGCCCCGCCCGCGCACGCCAGCGATGAGAACCCGCTCGACCACATCGGCGAGCCGGTGGCGGACCCGGTCCTCGACGGTTCCCAGGAGCCGGCGACCACGCAGCCGACGGAGGGCTGAGGCATGGCCACCCTCGCCGCGAACCTCGACGCCGCCCGACACTCCATCTGGACGGCCTTCCCCGGTACCGTCGTCGGTTGGATCGGGGACACCGCGCACCAGGCAAGCTGCTCCGACCACAACGAGGATGACTGTGGTGTGGTGCACGCCATCGACCCGATGACGCCGGCCGGTACCGAGCAGGCCAAGGCCATCGTCAACGCGGCGGTGGGTCGCCCGGACGTGGAGTACGTGATCCACAACCGGACGATCTGGTCCGCGTCGCATGGCTGGGCGCCCCGTGCGTACACCGGCAGCGACCCGCACACCAGCCACGTGCACGTCTCCGGCAGGCACGGCGCCGCCTGCTACAGCGGGCGCACCTGTACCGGGTACGACCACGCCGCCGAGCACAACACCACGCCATGGAGCCTGGCCCTGGCGCAGGGACCGACCGGCGGCCCGCCGTCGGGCCACCTGGACGAGGACGGCGTCCTCGGGCCGATGACGATCTCCGCGTGGCAGCGGCGACTGGGCACCCCCGTAGACGGCTTCATCACGCAGCCGCCCGGCCACTCGGACCTCGTGCGGGCCGTCCAGGTATACCTGAACCGGCTGGTTCACGCCGGGCTGGCCGTGGACGGGCAGGGCATCAACCAGGACGGGCACAGCGCGTTCAGCACCACCCGCGCGCTTCAGCGCTACCTCGGTACCGCGCAGGACGGCGTGCTGAGCCTGCCCCGCTCGCAGTGCGTTCAGGCGCTCCAGCGTCGCCTGAACGCCGGCACATTCTAACCTGGCCGGTCGCCTCTGGTCGCAGCTCGCGCTCTCCCCGTACGATCCGGGCAACCGATCACGGGGAGGGCGCGAGCGGTGTTATCCGGCGAGGAGCTTCGACTCTGGGGCATTCTCGGCACCGTCATCACTGGCCTGTTGGGAGTGCTCGGGTACGGGGTACGGATGCTCTTACAGGGCCGGCTGATCCCGGTACGCGAGCATCAGCGAGTGATCCAGGTGTACGAGACGCGTAACGAGGAGTTGGCGAACCGCAACAAAGAGTGGCAAGACCTGTATTTCCAGCAGGTCAGAATTAACTCCACGCTCAACGAACAGCTCACCACGGTGCTCGACTCGATCCGCAAAGCCCGGGAGGCTGGAGCGGCATGAGGTGGCGGTGGCCCCCGTGGCGGCGAGAGGAGCCGGACGTGCACGAGATCGAGCGCAGCGGCGCGACCGTCGCACGGGCGCGCGAGCAGACCGAGGTGATGACCGAGCAGATCCTGCGGCGGTCCGGTGAGGTGGAGAAGGCCGGGAATGATCTGGCCGAGATCGTGTTGCGGTCGATGCGTCCAACCGGAAAGGCTGGGTAGGTGCCCAACCTGATCTTCGTGTTCATGGTGGAACTGGGCCTGGGCTTCCTGATGAGCCTGGGCTTCGTTCTGCTGTACGGTCTCGGCTCGCCGGAGTGGCGTCGGTACGCGATCGGCCAGAACCTGCTGGCCAAGTCTCTGGTGCTCGCGATCAACATGGGGATCTCCCTGCTCAACATCGTGTTGCGGGTTCCGCCGTGGGTGTTCGCGGTAACTCTCGGCGCGCTGGATGTGGTACTGGCCTGGCGTCTGGTGATCACGTGGAGGGTGCAGCACCCGGCCGGCGAGTGGTTGAATGGCGGCACAGAACATGTACCCGAAGGGGGAACACGTGCCGAAGAAGACGATCCTGAACAGGTTCCCGGTGGCCTGGGCGACAGCCGTCGTGGCGCTCCTGACCAGCGGTGACGCGCTGCTGGTGTGGCAGAAGGTGATCACGGGCGAGAAGGTCACCTGGACGACGCTGGCCATCGCGGTTCTGACGATCGTGCTGGGCAAGCTGGCCCACGGGAAGGTCACCCCGCTGGCCGACCCAAAGGCTGAGAACCCGATCACGGGCGAGCTCGTGCCGCTGGTGCCGAAGGTTCGGATGTTCGGCTCGTGAGCGACGAGGAAGCTCAGCCCGAAGGTCCCACGCGCGAGCAGTTGCACGCTGAGGTGGAGCGGCTGACTGTCCAGATGCAGCAGGCCGTGGCCATGCTCAACCAGGTCACGACGGCGGCCGAGGTCTTCCCGGGTCCGGACGGTAAGCCACGGATGGCCGTGGTGTTCCAGGTCGGCGGCCTGGCCATGCAGGTCCAGATGGAGCTGGATAGCGCGCCGGGGTTCGCCGACCACATCCACCGCTTGATCAACGGGAAGGTGGTGGAGGCCAAGCGAGCCATGTCGGGCCTGATCGTGGCCGACCCGAGCCAGCTTCCCAAGCTGGGGCCGCTGCCGGGCGGCGGGTAGGCTTGCCCGACCTGGGTTCACCAGAGGGCCGCCCCAGTGATCCTGGGGCGGCCCTCGGTGTGTTGTCGATCAGTAGTCGTAGTCCGCCAGTACCTGGTCTCTCCGGTGTGACCGATCAGGGCGGTGTAGTGGCCGGTGGGTGGGGTCTGGTCGTAGACGCCGAGGTGGCCGAAGCTGCTGCGCCCGGAGGTGGCCGGGAAGTTGTCGTCGGGCATCGGCAGCACGCCGGAGACCGCGCCCATGGTCGTGCTGACGACCGTGCTCGACTGCACCAGCGTGTCGTTGATGTAGAGCCGGAAGATGACCGAGGTTCCGGACTTCTCGCAGGTCAGGGTGTAGTAGCGCCACACCCCGTCGTACAGGGTCGTCGTCGGGATGTACTCGAACAGCTTCGTCAGCCCGTCCACGCCATCGAAGACCTGGAACGCCCCGTTGCTGGAGGCGATCCACAGCTCCAGGCTCGCCCAGGTGGGCGAGCCACCCTGGCTGAACTGAAGCAGAGAGGTGTCCACGAACGTGGAGTTGGCGGTTCGGACGACGGCCGCGAATTGAACCGCCCAGAAGTCGTTAGTTGATGCGGTACGGGTTGCGGCGTACCCGGTAGCAATTCCCTCATTGACGTTCGGCAATGGCGCGGAACCACCGGGCGCCTGCTGCGAAGCCATTCTGACGGCAGAGGTGAACTGGATCGGGGGACCGCCGAACGCCTCGGCGAAGCTGGGCGTGGTGACCGCCGCGCCCGTCTGGGCGGTGTTCACCGGGTCCTCCATCGACCAGTACCCGAGGGGCCGGATGGTGTCCACTTCAGTGATGCGGCGGTACAGCGCGGAGCGCAGCACGGTGTCGCTCTGCTCCAGTCGGCGCGTGACGCCGTGGCAGCTACGAATGCACGGCTGACTGGGCGTCGGGCTCGGCGTCGCCCAGGCGAACAGGAGCAGCGCGCCGGCCAGGACGACCATGGCGATCGGTCTCAGAGTCTCCACCTCCCTTTGGGGTGTCGATCGAGGGTCCGGCCCATCTAACGGCAGGTCGGGTCTTGCGCCACGACCGCGATGGCCGCGTACGCGCTGTCCCCGTGGAATGCCACGTAGACCCGGTTCCCGTGGTCGCACTTCGTGCTCACGTTGGAGAAGCCATCGGGAAAGGTCACGATGTCGGCCGCGTTGCCGTTCTGGACGTTGGAGCGGGGCGCGTCGTTGAACGGTTCGCTGACCTTGCCCATGCTGCCGCAACCGGTGAGCGCGGTCAGGCCGAGCGCGGCGGCGCCGATCAGCGCGACGGTCTTCTTTCTGGTCATCTCGGGTACCTCCAGGTGGATGGATAGCGGATAGGTCAGATGTCCATGATGTGCTGGCCGCCGGGCCACTCGGTGGGGTTGCGGTGGTCGTAGTGCACCGCCCGCCACTTGCGGAAGATCAGCGCGTGTGTGGGGCACAGATCCTTCGGTACCGGCACGCCGAGCGCATTGACCAGGTATTCCGGCTCGCTCATCGTCCACACCCCCGGGAGTAGTTGGGGTACCAGCCCGGCCACAAGGCGGCCAGGGGAACGGTCTGTGCCGGCAGGTCGGGGAAGCCCAGCACCTTGACGGTCACCTGGTCGCCGTCGCGGGCGATCACGATCAGCTCGGCGTCTCCGCGTCCGCCGTCGATGAACCGCACGCGGTTGCGCACCAGCTCGCCGATCTTGTGCGTGCACGGTTGGGGGTCGAAGTTGTAGAACGTCTCGCGCTGGTGCTTGGGACAGAAGTACCGCCCGCCGAAGGATCTGGAGTTGTGACCCAGGTGGTGGCCGCCTCCGACCGCGCATGAGCGCAGCGGGGCGGGGTTCATGCCGTCAGCCGTTCGGCGAGCAGGGCGGCGAACGTGGCGTTGCGCTCGTCGTCGCTCTCGAAAATCCCGTCGAGGTGTGCGCCGACCGTGACGCCGGTTTCCCGCTCGTCCCAGACGGCCGCGTCCACCGTGGCGCCGAGGCCGAGGCTGGCCCAGCCGTGGCGGTACCGGAAGTAGAACGCGCGGCCATCGGTCAGGGTGCCGTCGTACTGCTCGGGGCAGGCGAGGCTGGTCCGGCGCTGAGTGGCTACGGCCTCGTGGCTGATCATGCCGGCACCGCGCCCACGTCGAGCAGGTGGTCCGTGCTGGCCAGCGTGGCGGCGTCCAGGCCAGTGAAGTCGCTCTCGGCCTCGCCGCACGTGCAGGACCAGGCGTAGACGCCCTCGCCGTCGTAGCCGGCCCAGACCGCGTGCCTTTCGGTGGAGATCGTGACGTAGGCCTCGCGGTCGCCCGCCAGTTCGGCGCGGATCTTCACCCAGGCCAGCGCGCCGGCCAGGCAGATGACCGTACCCATGCCGCCGATCGGTACGGCGTGGGCGAGCATGAAGGTCGGCACGATCGCCAGGGTGTGCAGCAGCGCGGCGAGGATCGGCATCACAGCAGCTCCGTCCCGGTGTCGGGGGTGGCGTGGTACATGGCTTCCAGGTCGGTGCGCAGGTCGCGCAGCTCGCACAGGGCGCCGGCAGGGTCGGCGACCACCAGATCACCGCTCTCGATGCCGTCCATCTCCTGCTGTACCAGCTCGCGCAGGCCTTCGAGCTGGTACCGGGTGAGTTGCTTCATGTGGCCCTCCAGGTGTATCGCTATGAGATACATGTTAGGCCATGCTTGACACCTATGTCAACCGGTCGGGTCGGTCGTTTCCTCGCCCTTCATGAGGGCCTGCACGGCGTTCCACATGGATGGAGCGTCGGGCCATACCCCGTGCATGATCGCCATCCGGGCGGCCTCGAACATCGCGCGCTTCAGCTCGCGGTCGGGCGTGATGGCCAGCGCCTTGAACTCGTCGCCGTCGTAGAGCTTCGTTCCAGGTGGAGCGTCCTCGCGGCCGGCGGCCACATCGGCGGCGAGCTGGTCGCGGAGCTGCTTCAGCCACTCGGTATTGCGCGCCCGGCGCACTATGATCACCTCGCCGGGGTGCTGCTCGGACACCCAGGCAAGAAACTCCTGGTCGTCGATCACCTCCAGCGTCCGGTTGGTGATCGACGCGGCGGCCACGAAGCCGGGGGAGCTCCAGGTCACCCGGGTTCGGTTCGGCCCCTCCCACTCCTCGCGGGCCTCGCCCTCCAGTAGGTCACGGGCAGCAGCGGCCAGCGCTACCCCCATGACCTGCACGCGCATCAGATCGGCTCGACTCATGCTCGCGCTCACCGGTACCGCTTCCCTTCCAGCTCGTTCAGGTGGGCGCGACGCGCCGCGATGGCCGCCAGCAGCTCGCGGTGCTGACGGGCGTCCAGCAGGTCGGGGCGGATCTGGCGCAGCGCCTTGATCCGCTTGGCCAGCTCGTCCAGGGCGACCTCGTTGGGCGCCATCTCGGCCTGCCAGCTGAGGAAGTTCAGCGCGGTGCGATCCGGTCCGGGCTCCGGGCGGGTGGCCAGGACATCATGCAGGGCACCGTGCTCGTCGCCGGTCAGCTCCCCGCGCTCCATGAACGCGGCGTCGATCTCCGGCGTCAGCTCGGCCAGCGGGGCGCCCTGATAGATCTGGGCCATCAGCAGGACGGACTTCACCCCGCCGGCCACGGACCCGGCGGCCGGCGCCTGGTGCTGGGCCTCGGTCTCCGGCTCGGGTAGCGGTACGTCCTCGACCTCGCGCTCGGTCGCCGGCTTGCGCCCGAGTGCGCCCATGCGTTCGGCGACGAACAGTCGGAAGCCTTCCAGCTTGTCCGGCAGGAGCTGGCCCAGCTCCTCGGCCAGATCGGAGGCGGCGCTCAGCTCCTCGGGGGTGGAGGCTGAGGCGATGGCCAGCTCCACGACCTGTGCGCGCTGCGCCAGCTCGGCCTTGATCTGGTTGCCTCGGGCCAGCAGGCGGATGCTGGGGAGCTGGTCCTCCCAGGTCCAGGGCAGCGCCGCGTCCCCACCGGCCGCCCGCGCCTCGTCGTAGAACGCCCTGCACGCGGCGGGCGTGCTAAGCGCGTCGATGCGCTGGGCCAGGGAGAAGCCGAACAGCTCGGTCCAGGTGAGGATGCGCCCGTCGTGCTCGACGGGGCTGGGCTTGCCGGCCGCGCGACGGGCGACCACGGTCTTCCACAGCTCGCCGTACTGCGCGAGCGGGGTGAGCGCCTGGGGCTCCAGCGCGGCCACGATGGACTCGGATTCGCGCGGCGGAAGGCTGAGCGTGGACGCCTCGTCCAGGGTCTCACCGCGCCGGCTGGCCTCCCTGCCGGCGGTACCGTCGTCATCCCCACCGGGGGCCAGGCCGGTGACCGCGCACAGGCAGTACCGGCGGGCGTAGGTGATCACGCTGCCCACGGCCTGCGGGTCGGCCCGGTCCGGCAGCGGCCACATCCCCTCGATCACGTCGCCGTTGACGTGCTTCAGCGCGTACTGGAGCACGAAGCGGTAGCCCTGCTCACCCTCCAGGTGGACGAGTGTCGGGCAGGTGCGCCAGGACAGACCGAGGCGCCCGAGTAGCGGCAGGATGGCCTCGGACACGTCATCGAGTTGGGCGTAGTCGTACTTCTTGGTGAACGGGCGGCCGTCTTTGGTGGTGCCGGTGATCTCGGCAGTCTCACCCTTGGCCACGCGGGGCAGGTGTGTCTGGAGGTAAGCCATCGCGGCGTCCAGGCTCTGGCGTGCCGTCTCCAGGTCGGCCTGCTCCAGGTGGAGGGTCAGCGGGCCGGTCGGTCGCTCTGGGCCGAAGGCGTCGTCCAGCTTGTCGTTCAGCTTGGGGTCCGGCAGGGCGGCGGGTCGTGCCATGGGAGGTCTCCTCGCTTCAGGTGTGTACCCACACTATACAGCAGGGGTACGACAGAGGCCGATCCGCCACGGGGGAAACGGACCGGCCTCTGCGCTACGCGGCGGCGTACGCGCGAAGCGCGCTGGCCGCCCGGTTGCGGGCGTCGTTGGTGATGCCGGAATCGGTGCTGACCGGCTGGCTCGTGTCGGCGCGTGCCGGTGAGCGTGGGCTCAGGCGTGCCGGGTCGCCGATCCTGCGGGCCAGCTCGGCGCGAGCACGTAGGTAGGCCTCGTTCGGACGCGTCGAGCTCGACGGAGCTTCGATCGCCCGGCCCTGCACCCGCTCCCGGTTCTCGCGGATAACCACCGCCCGGCGCTTGATCTGGCCCGGCTGCACTGGCGTCTTCAGCGGCTCGGCCGTGTCGAAAGCCTCCGTTACGGCCTGTGCGGCGTCGCGGTACTCGACACGTGCCATGACCGCGAGCCAGGCGTCCACCGCGTTGGCCGGGAACGGCCTGCGCTCGAAGCCCTCGATGAGAGCGAGTAGGTCGGCTACCTCGCTGCGGTTCATCCCGCTGTCACCTCCCTCGGCGGGTGCTGCCTCCACTCGGAGACAACCTGTGCGTCCAGGATGTCCCGGTCGTCTGTTCCACTGTACCCCGTGGGATGACATGTAGTCACCTGAGAAGCGTAGATTTTACGCGCCCGCTTCCCGATCTCAAGATTTCCAACCACGTCGGTGGGGTCGATGTTCTCCGCTGCGGCGAGCTCGTCAGCGATCTTGGCCACAGCCGCCTGCTCGGCACGGCGGTCTTCACCCTTCTCGGCGGCGGTCCGGTACTGCGCCGGCCCGGCAGCGGGGCTGGTCGGCCGGTTGCGCTGGGCGGTCTGGACCTCGACCACGAAGCTGTCCAGCAACGCCACGTTGCCGACCTTGTTGCGCGCCAGCATCAGGCTGAGCGCGTGCTTGATCGTGATCGGCGGGAAGCCCTGATCCAGCAGGCTCTTGATCGACGCCCCGTACCGTCCGATCGTCGATCTTGTCAGCCGAACGTCGCGGCCGGCGCAGAAGTCGATGAAGTCCCGCACGATGGTCTGCGCGGTGTCCGGCTGTGCCTCGGTGGAGACCTCCTCGGCGGCCGGCGGCGCGGGAGCGGCGCCCTCCTCAGAGGAGGTCTTCTTAGTGGTCTTCTTAAGAGAGAGGTCACCAGGGACGGGTTTTCCGGCGCTGGACTGAGCTGCGGAAACACCCTGTTCCGGCAGCTCAGCTCCAGGGACGGGTTTTCCGGCGCTGGGTTTCCCGTCGGGCGGCGGTGCCGGCTCGGTCAGCTCGTAGTCGGTGCCGACGATCCGGCCGTCGCTGTCGCGCGCCTCGACGCGGCGCAGGTATCCGGCCTCCTCCAGCTCGCGCAGACCGGACCGGACCGCATCCCGGGCCTCCCTGCCCTCGGCGAGAAACTGCTCCGCACTGAGCTGGTACCGCTTGTCGTGGCTGGCGATGTAGGCCAGCAGGCCCTTGGCTTTCCAGCTCAGCCGTGGGTCGCGCAACCAGTGATTGGCGATGATGGCGTACCCGTCGGCCGGAATATGTGCACGCTTGATGCTCATGTAAGCTGAGATCTCCTTGGAGGGTGCGTGGCCGTGGGGATCGGGTAGAGCCGGTCCCCACGATGCTGTTCAGGCGGCTACCCTGCTGCCCCGGGTCTCCGGCCGGGCCACCGTTCCACGTGGCCACTTCCTCGTCGCGCACAGCCAGGGCAGGATCGTGCCGATCGCGCGCCATTGGGGCTTGTCCGCGTACCGCTCGTCGTCGGGCGCCGGGAAGGGCTGCTTGCGTCCCTGCCGTCCGTCCATGCGTCCCGGGCCGTCGTAGTCCGGCTTGCTGCGCTGGCGCCAGATCATCGGCGTGCCCTTGGAGACGCCGGCCAGCTCGGCGATGGCCGGCAGGTCGATCAGCGGGTCCGGGTCATCGGGGTCGAGGTTGGGGAACGTCTCGCGCAGGAAGGCCAGCACCTGGGTGATCTCGGCGTCCGGGTCCGACACGTTCTCCAGCGCCATTCGGGCCATCACGCCTCGCTTCCATGTATAGTCAGTATTGACATGTGGTCGTGCACTATACAATCATGACACATGTTCGAGGTCAACGAACAGGTCGGAGCTGTCATGAAGCTGGAGCAGGCGCAGGCCCTGGTGCGTGCCCGCTGCTGGGGACGCTGCGAGGGCTGCGGCCGGTTCGGCGTGGTGCAGGTGCATCACCGGCAAGCTCGGGGGATGGGCGGGGTCAGTGGTCCGGCCGGCGAGCTGGCTAACGATCCGCGCAACCTGCTCGCGCTGTGCCCGGCCTGCCACGACGAGACCGAACACTCCTCCACCTGGACGGAGTGTGAGCGCAAGGGCTGGCGGTTCCGCCACGGCACCGACGTGGACCCGTTGACCGCGCCGGCCCTGATCCACACGGTGCAGGGCCACGGCTGGTGGCTACTCACCGACGACGGCGGTTACCGCTGGGTCGGCCCGGCGGACTAGCACTACACCTGGAGAGAGGAAACAGACATGGTTCAGCAAAAGGAGCAGGTCCGCGACATTCTGACCAACATGGTCAGAATGGGTTGGCATGTCAAGGAGAACGCCAACGGCACCTCGGCGCAGGTCGGCGCCCCGGGCAAGCCGATGGTGACGGTCCCCGTCCGTGGTTCCGGGTACGGTACCGGACTCGACAACGCCATGCGCGAGATCCGCCGGACGGGCTACTTCGAGGCGTGGCCGGCGTTCGTGGCCAAGCGCGACACCGACCGTAAGGCAGCGGCCGGCGTGGAGGCGGTACCGACCCCGGCTCAGGTGTTCGCCGCCGAGGAGGTACCCGAGGTGGCGCCTCGGACCACGGCCAGCACGAGGCTGGCCGGCACGGAGCGCGACGTGATCGACGGGCATCAGGTGACCGACCGCGTACCGGCGAAGGGTCGCAACCCGATCGGCGGCAAGCCGATGCCGGTGGGCGGCGTGGATGAGGTCATGCTGGATGACGGGCGCGTGGTCTACCAGTGCATACGCTCGGAGTTCTGCTTCGATGCCTTCGCTGCCGTGGCCTCGGCCGTCTCGCACCTGCGGACCCACGGACGCCCTCAGGCTGCGGCCCGCAAGGACAAGGCCCTGGCCGCTGAGGAGCGTAGCCGGGCGCAGAAGTCGCAGGCCGGCACCAGGGCGCACGAGGTGCGCCGGATGCGCCAGGCGCTGCTGCTGGGCGACGAGTCGCGTGCCGAGTGGCTGCTGACCCTGGCCGATGAGCTGGAGCAGGCGATTCCGATCCTGCGGGAGCTGACCCGCGTCAAGGTGGACGTGCCCGACCTGGTCACCGAGGAGGAGCTGGCCGAGCTGAGGGCGAAGGCCGCGAAATGGGACACCTTCCTGAGCATGACTCGAAGCTGAACGCTTGACCTTCCTCGGGTGCGGGTTACGGTGCCCGGGGGAGGTCATCGAAGGGAGACGACGTGCTTCACCTGCTGATCGCCGTGCTGGTTGCCGCCGGCCTGATCCTGCCCGCTCCGCTGCTGGGCCGCCGCGTCGAGCGCCGCCGCCGGCTGGCCGGCGAGCGGGCCGTGGCCTTCGCGCGCCAGGAGACCGCCGAGCGTCGCGCCCGGCCGCCCGCGCTTCCGCCGGCCCGCGCCATCACGCCGGAGGAGGAGCTGGAGCAGAAGCTGGAGGCGGTCAACCGGGTACCCAACCGGCGAACGGAGAAGGTGCTGAACCGGCTGGAGGCCCACTGGCACAGCGAGCTGGACCGGGTGCTTCAGCGGGCGTTCGACGCGCTGAAGCTGGACGAGGTTGACCGCGAGTGGGCGGTTCTCGGTACCGGTGAGTACGCGATTGCCCACGCCGGTTGAGCGGTCTGGCTTGACACCTCCATCTGGAGAGGTGTATCGTCACACCTAACACCACCTCTACACCTGGAGGAACCGCAATGACCAGCCCGCTGTTCGATGACACCCTGTATGACCCGACCAAGGACCAGACCGTCACCGGCTGGGGCACCCAGTACGACATCGCCGAGAACAAGGTCCAGCACGGCATCGACAAGACCGGCGGCGTCGCCGCGTTCGCCAGCGTCCGGGCGCCGGCCTGGCACAACCTTGGCGTCACCTTCGACCACCAGGTCACCGCCGAGGAGCTGCTGGTCGCGGCCCACGCGGACTACGACGTGCTGAAGGTGCCCGACTACGCCCACCACGAGGTGCCGGTGCTCGGCGCCAACGGCCAGCCGATCATGATGCCGGACGCGAGTGGCGAGCGCACGCCGATGATGATGACCCAGTACATCGAAGACCCCAACGTGCGCAAGCTGATCCGCCAGCACCCCGTCACCAGGCAGTGGCAGGTGCTGGGCACGTGTGGCCCGAACTACCAGGTCGTGAACAACCGGGAGGCGTTCCTCGGATTCGGCGACGCGATCGTGGACGTGGCCGAGCCCAACGCAGCCGCCTGTGGCGTCCTGTTCGAGGGCAAGCAGGCATTCATGTGCTGGAAGCTGCCCAAGGATGTCCTGGTCGGCGGCGTGGACGCCTCCCAGCTGTGGATGCTGGTCCGCACCAGCCACGACCTGAGCACCCCGCTGACCGGCGCGATCACTCTGCTGCGCACCGTGTGCGCGAACACCGCGAACTGGAACCTGGCCCGCGCCGTCAGCAAGTTCACGATCCGTCACACCAAGAACGCGAAGATGAACCTCTCGGACGCCCGGACCGCCCTGAAGCTGTCCTACTCGTACGGCGACGAGTGGGCGCGCATCGGCAACGAGCTGGTCGCGACGCCCATGATGCCCCGGGTCTTCGACCGGATCGTCACCGAGAACTTCGGCCCCGGCGAGGAGCCCAGCGCCAAGGCCCAGGAGAACTGGGACAAGAAGCGCGACAAGCTGATGGCCCTGCTCACCCAGGCCGACACCCAGGCCAACGTACGTAACACCGCGTGGGCCGGTCTCCAGACCGTCATCGAGTACTGCGACTGGGAGACCAAGGTCGGCGCGAAGGACACCGGGCTGAGCGACGACGGGTACCGGTTCTGGCGCTCGCTGGACGGCGAGAAGTCGGTCACCACGCCGAAGGTGAACGCGCTTCGGATCTTCGCCGACTATGCCGGCGTGAAGCTGGACGCCTGACCCCTGCAACAGCCGGTCCGCCCCCACTCTCCCGGGGCCGGACCGGCACGTCTACACCTGGAGGAAGCATGTCCGACCTGCGGTACGCCCTGGAGGAGCTGGCCCGCGAGCTGCGTGCCCGCATCCACACCACCCCGAGCGCGCGACGGGAGAACCCGTGGGTGCCCGGCGGCGAGTTCACGGACGGCAAGCTGATGACCGCCCTGGTGGTCGCCGAGAACCTGCTGGCGCAGCCCGAACCCGACGAAAGGACAGAGAGCGGATCATGAGCGAAGAACGCAAGCCGAACTACGCGCAGGGTCTCGTGCTCCTCGTGTGTGGTCTCGTGATCGTCCTGGCCCTGCTGCTGTGGGGCTGGGACTGGATCGTGGACCTGATCTGATGAAGATCTTCTACGACTGCGAGTTCATCGAGAACGGCACCACCATCGACCTGATCTCCATCGGCATGGTCACCAGCGACGGCCG